ATTGTTAGACAATTAATTGATGCTGGAACGCTATCTAATTTACCTGCTGGTTTCAAAACTAGAGGTATTAGAATTAGAGATGAAGACTCTCCGATTCAGCCAGGTGAATTTAGAGATGTAGATGCGCCAGCTGGGTCTTTACGTGACGCTATACAACCGTTACCATTTAAGGAACCAAGCGGCACGTTATTAAATTTATTAGGATTATTGGTTCAATCAGGGCAACGATTTGCCTCTATTGCAGAAATCAACGTGGGCGAAGGAAATGCGCAAGCGCCGGTTGGTACTACCTTAGCTCTTTTAGAAAGATCCACCAAGGTATTATCTGCTATTCATAAACGTCTACACCAAGCTCAGAAAAAAGAATTTAATTTGTTAGCAAAAATATTTGCTGACAGCTTACCCCCAGTTTATCCATATGCAGTATCAGGTGGAATGATGCAAATCAAACAAGCTGACTTTGATGACAGGGTAGATGTCTTCCCAGTTAGCAATCCTGATATTTTCTCTACTAGCCAAAGAATAGTGATGGCTCAAGAGATGATGCAATTAGTTCAGTCTAATCCTGAAATACATGGACCTAATGGTATATATGAAGCTTATAAAAGAATGTACGCAGCTTTAGGTACTGACAATATAGATGCTTTACTTGTTCCACCACCCGACAATCAACCAAAACCTGTAGAAGCTGGTTTTGAAAACTCGTCTTTATTAGCTGGTGGTCTAGCGCAAGCATTTATTCAGCAAAACCATGATGCCCATATTGCAACGCATATAAACTTACTAAATATGGCTCCAGTTCAAATGAATGCGCAAGTGCAAGCAAACATACATGCTCACGTAATGCAACATTTACAAATGAAGGCTGATTTAATTGCGCAACAGCAAATGCCGCCCGAGGCTTTACAACAATATCAGCAAATACAACAACAAGCTCAGCAAATGTCTCCGGTTGAAGCTGCTCCTTTATTGCAACAAGCAAATGATTTATTGGCTCAATTTAGTTCTCCAATAATGACTGAATTGATGACTCAGTTTGCTCAACAAGTAGCAACACCTCCGCAAGAAGATCCACTTGTTGAAATTAGAAAACAAGAACTTGCGCTTAAAGGCCAAGAGCTTCAGCAAGAAAGAGATCAATTCGAGGTAAAAGAGCGAATGAGAATGCAAGATCAATTAAGACAGGATCAAATAGATCGCGAAAGGATTGACGCTCAACGTGATATTGCTAGAATGAAGGACGAAACTGCTCAAGATAGACTTGATCAGCAAAAGGAACTAAAATTAATAGACTTAGGATTAAGTCAATTTAGGTAACAAATGATAAAAAGAACTGAAATAAAAAATTTAGAAACTCCTAAAATATTGAAAAAACAACCTTACTCAAACAAGGGTAACGTTGATTTTAACAATATGAAAAACGTCAACGCTGACGCTTCATCTAAGCCAGGTATGGGTAAAGGTAAAGCAAGAGGTATGGGCGAAGCCGAGTTTGGCGGAAAATTCTCAGGTATATACTAAGAATAGATGTCAACAATTTGGTTGGCCGACAATTTAAAGAAACGGCTAAAGGAGAAGAAAGAAGATATTAACGCCCAGTTATTAAACGGGGTGCAGTCTTTTGAGGATTATCAATTTTTACGTGGTCGCTACAATTCTCTCGACGACGTAGAAGCAGAGTTAAGAGAATTGCTAAAAAGGATAGTAGAAGATGACGGAGAAGAAAGTACTGGTACCTGACCATATTGCAGCTGAAGTAGAGTTAGAGGCTGCAAAAGCCAATCAGGAAAAAAATAAAAAGGATAGCGAATCAGAAGTAGACTCTGCTTTTGTTAGTCCTGAAGCAAGAGTATTAGACCCAACCCTGATGTCTAAATCTTTGATCGAGCGTATGCCTAATCCTAGCGGTTGGCGTATGTTGATACTTCCGTATCGCGGTCGAGGAGTCTCCAAAGGTGGAATCACACTTGTAAAAGATACTGTTGACAGAGAAGCTTTGGCTTCTGTTGTTGCGTATGTGGTCAAGATGGGTCCGCTTTGTTATAAAGACAAAGATAAGTTTGGAGACACGCCCTGGTGTCAAGAAAAAGACTGGGTGCTAATAGGACGGTATGCAGGAGCTCGCTTTAAGTTAGGCGATGATGCAGAATGCCGAATAATAAACGATGACGAGGTAATCGCGACGATCTCTGATCCGGACGATATCGTTACGCTATAACGTGAGGAAATCATGCAAGAAGAAGCAACAAATCAAGTAGAAGAAAGAGTAGAAGACGAAGGCGAAGTTGTCGAATTAGATGTTCCAGAATCTGATGATTCTGATTCTAGTGAAGCAATTGAAGACGTTTCTGCTGAAGAAGAGCAGAAAGATAAAAAAGAAGACGAATTAGAGGATTACTCTAAAAGCGTTCAAAAGCGTATTGCTACGCTTACTAAGAAAATGCGAGAGCAAGAGAGAGCTGCGCAATCAGCATACGAATATGCCAAAAACTTACAAGCTGAGAATGAAAAGCTAAAAACTAATACATCTCAGCTAAATAAAAGTTATTTTGGCGAAGCTGAAAGCAGACTTAAATCTCAAAGAGCTCAAGCAAATGCAGTTTTAAAACAAGCTTATCAAGATCAAGATTGGGACAAGGTAACGAAAGCTCAAGAGATTTTGGATAAGATTACTGTTGAAGAAAGTAAATTGGTAAATAACAGAATGAAGGTTGAACAACCTGAACCTACTTACCAAAATTATAATCCTCAACAGTTTCAACAATTTCAGCAGCCGCAAGCGGCGCCTGAACCAGACCCTGCTGCTCAAGACTGGGCAGAAAAAAATACATGGTTTGGTGAAGATGAAACTATGACTTTAGCTGCTTTTAACATTCATCGTAAATTAATTGAAGAAGAAGGGTTTGATCCTAGCGATTCAATGTATTATGATGAGATAGATAAACGTATCAGAGCTGAATTTCCGCATAAGTTTAACGATGGCGGAGAGGCTAAACCAAAAGCTAAGATGCAGCAAACCGTTGCTCCAGCTGTTAGGTCTGATGGCTCTGGACGCAAACGACAAGTTAGACTTACCAAAAGCGAAGTTGAAATGGCACGTCGTTTGAATGTTCCAGTTCAAGAATATGCTAAATACATTAAAAGGTAAGAACTATGACAGATAAAATTAAAAAAGATAACAGAACCCCACGTTCTGCAGATACTCGAGCTACTATGAACGCTCGCAAACCTTGGCGTCCCCCATCTATGTTGGAGACACCACCAGCACCTGAAGGATATACCTACAGGTGGATAAGAGCCGAGATTGTCGGTCAGGAAGATAAAAAGAATGTTATGTCTAGATTGCGTGAGGGCTTTGAGCTCGTACGTCAAGAAGAGATAGGAGACTTTGAACTTCCAACGATGGACGATGGAAAGCACGCTGGTGTTGTAGCCGTGGGTGGTTTGCTTTTGGCTAAGATTCCCAATGAAACGCGTGATGAAAGAAACGCCTACTTTTCAGACCGTGCGCAATCCCAACAGGATGCAATTGATAATGATTTGATGAAGGAATCTGATCCATCTTCTCCGATATTAAAACCTCAGAGAAGTTCAAGCGTTACTTTTGGTGGTGGAAAGAGAAATTAATCTTTTCACTTTAAATGAACTTTTTAGATAAAAGGTAATATTATGGCTAACAAAGATGCACCTTTCGGTCTAAAACCAGTTGGCGAATTGGGCTCGGGTTATAACACTAGCGGAACAACCGAATACTCAATTGCTTCTGGCGCGACCGGAAATATCTTTTCAGGCGACCTAGTTAAGATGGCTAACACAGGTACTATTTTAGTAGCTGCTGCTGGCGATCAATCTCTAGGCGTTTTTAGGGGATGTCAATATACCGATTCCAATGGTGATGTAATTTTTTCACCTTATTGGCCTTCAGGTACTGTGACATCAGATGCGGTGGCTTTCGTAGTTGACGATCCGAATGCCTTGTTTGAAGTCCAAAGTGCAGCGACTGGTTCAGTTGTTCAAACCGTAGTAGGTAACAACGCTGACATCGTTTACACTTCTGGCTCAACCAAGACTGGAATCTCTGCTGTAGAGATTTCTGGAACAACTGCAGCGACTTCAGCACAATTAAGAATTGTTGGTTTCTCAGGTGATCCTGACAACAATACTTTAGGTACTGGATCTCAGTCTGCAAATGTCAACATGATTGTCAAAATTAACGAGCACTTCTATGCTCAAACAGTAGGAGTCTAATCATGGCAATTAATCGTTCACAATTAGCAAAAGAGCTCGAGCCTGGTTTGAATGCCTTGTTTGGCATGGAGTATGCTAGGTACGACTCAGAACACGAAGAAATCTTTGAAACTGAATCTTCAGACAGAGCTTTCGAGGAAGAGGTACTAATCGTTGGCTTTGGGAATGCCCAAACTAAAGCTGAAGGCGCTGGCGTTGCATTTGATAATGCGACTGAAGGCTATACTTCAAGATACAGCCACGAAACTGTAGCTCTTGCTTTTGCTCTAACAGAAGAAGCGGTTGAAGATAATCTTTACGATAGACTTGGTGCTAGATATACAAAAGCTCTAGCTAGATCTATGGCAAATACTAAGCAGATTAAAGCTGCTTCAGTATTAAATAACGCTTTCAGCAGCAGTTATACTGGTGGTGATGGTGTTGCTCTTGTATCCGATTCTCACCCACTCGGTGGCGGCGGAACATCAAGCAACAGACCTTCAACTTACACCGACCTTAATGAGACTTCATTAGAAGACGCTCTTATTTCTATCTCAACTTTCGTTGATGACAGAAATCTAGCGATTGCTCTACAAGGTAGCAAGTTGATTGTTCCACCACAATTGCAATTCGTTGCTGATAGATTGTTAATGACTCCAGGAAGAGTTGGTACAGCTGACAACGACATTAACTCTATCAAGAATATGGGAATGTTGCCGCAAGGTTACGTTGTAAACCATTACTTGACAGATACAGATGCTTGGTTTGTCAAAACCGACTGTCCAGATGGATTCAAGCACTTCCAAAGAAGCCCAATGCAAACTGCGTTAGAAGGTGATTTCGATACTGGTAACATGCGTTACAAAGCTAGAGAAAGATACTCCTTCGGGTGGTCAAACTGGAGATGTGTATTCGCATCTCAAGGTGCTTAATACCGATTTTTCGGGGTGGGTTGTCTAAACCTACTGGAAAGGGGCTTCGGCCCCTTTTCTTTTTTAAGGATAAAGTATGAACAATTTAAGAGAAATATTTTTAAAAGCTCAAATAAAGCTAT